ATCTCCGACTTGTCCGCATCTGTCAGTACATAATCACTGCCGGGGTCTCCTGTGTCGCCTTTGTCGCCCTTTTCGCCCGGCTTTCCGTCAGCTCCGTCTTTGCCCGGTGCGCCGTCTGCGCCGTCGTTGACTGTTGCAATCTCCTCGCCGTCAGATTTGATCGTCGTCACCTTGCCGGATTTTGTGGCTGTGATAACAGGTGTATGCCCGTCTGCACCGTCCTTGCCGGGGGCACCGTCCGCGCCCTTTTCGCCTTGCGCGCCCGGGTCGCCTTTATCGCCCTTGTCGCCCTTGTCGCCTTTGACTTTGAGCGCCTCGAGCTGCGCCGCGGTGAAATCCGCATAAGTGAAGGCATCGCCTTTTTCTCCTTTGTCGCCCTTAGCTCCCGGTGCGCCGTTCGCGCCGTCTTTTCCGGGCGCACCGTCCTTGCCGGGATCGCCTTTCGCGCCTGTGTCGCCCTTCGGCAGGACAAAGTGCAGCTGCACTGCCGTGTCCCCGACCGTCGCAGTTGCCGCCGCCGCGTCACCCGTCTCGGCTGTGACCGTGAGATTTTCCAGCTTGAGCAGCGCGGCGATATACGCAGCATATTCGTTCCTCCCCTCTGCACCCTCTCCCGTGTACAGCGGTTTACCGCAAAGCACGACGAATCGCGGCGACGTCATCACTGCATCGCCGTTGTGCAGGTCAAACTCGCACATCAATGTGCCGCCGACCGATAGATCACTCGTGGTAAAGGTGTATGTCGCCGCACCGTCTACGACCGTACATGCCGCGTAGATCTGCACACCATCGGCACGAATACCGCGCAGATACGCCGCCGTCAGCGGCACTGGCTCGCTACCGCTGAAGAAGCGCGCCGTCACCGTCCGCGACTTCGTGTCCCCCACGCAAACTGAGAGGCGGTGCTGCACACCGCCTCTCGCCACATCAAAATTCAGTTGTCTGTTCTCCAAGATCAGCCCTCCTTGTACCATGACAGAAATTTTTCCGTATACGCTTCATCCCATCCGCGCACCGTCTTTCCGACGTCGAAATCATCCGCAAGCCATGCGCGCTGCGCGTCCGACAGCGTTGCCTTGTACAGCATCTGCATCTTCCGCGCCCCGGCAAGGTTGTCAATCGATTCGCCGCCGTATTTACCGTTGATGTTCTTGTTCTGCTGATGCAGCGTGATATATTGCATCTCCGTGATGCCGGTCTCCTTACAGGCGGAGATCGCCTTTGCAACCCATCCGTCCGGGCGGTAGTCAGAGACAAGCATCTTTGCCTGTGCATCTGCAACATCGTATGCGGCGGCAAACATCTCGCGCTGCGTCGCATCGTCTGCCTGCTTGTAGTACGGTGACTTAATCAGCGCCTCTGCAATGCGCTTCGACGCCTTGCCGCGATAGGTCGCATATTTCACATACTGATCGGCAGTCAGATTGAAGTCCACGGCTTCGACCTCGTCCTTCGTCTCGTCGCCGTTCAGCGGCTTGCCGTCCTTGCGGCGCTTCACGGTGAAGGACTTCTGCGCGCGTGTCGGGAACATGTCGTTTTTCCCGGTTGCACGGTGCAGCCGGATGATTTCCTGTTCCAGCGGTGTGGAATCCACCGTCGCCGTGTATGCCGGGTTCATCAGCTGGTCGAACGCGCGCCATGCGGCGTTTGTGTTGGTCTCCTTCTCACCCCATGCGTCGATATATGGGATCTGATTGTAGTCGAGACCCGGGAACTTCTGCGACAGCTTGCCGAGCGCGCGCTGTGCTGACGGCAAAAGCGGCTGATTCTTATCCACATAGGTCGTCATTCTGTCCGGCTGCGTGATGCGTTCAAACTTGCCGAGGACGGTCGGCAGGTTCTGCGAGATCAGATTTTCGGCAATGCCGAAAGCAACAGAACCGAGCGCATTAGTATTTGACCACTTCGCATTGTCGATCATGTCGCTGATGCCTTGCAACATACTCATGTTCAGCATCGGGTCTGTAATAAGCTCAAGCACCTGCTGCATGTCTTCAAACGAAAAGCCGCCGTCCTGCATCAACTCGTACATATTCACGCCCGTAAAAAACGGGATGGATTCGGGCGCAAGCCAGTCCAGTGTGATGCTTTTGCCGCCGATCTCAATAGAATACTGCTGATGCCCGTACATCTTCGCGAAGTCTTTCTCTTTGTCGTCGTCGCCGCCGAAGCCGATGATGCCGAGGTGCGCAAGAAACCAGCCGAGCGCAACGACAATGGAGCCGGTCAGCCCCTGTGCCAGATTGTCGATGTACTGTGCCGCGCTGATTTCGCCATTCCGCAGCTGATATGTTCCGCGCGTAATCGTCCAGAGCAGCCCGGCAGGGCTGTATTCCAGCCCGCGTGCCGTTATATTTGCCGGAGTTCGGAGAAACGGCTGTGCACCTGAAACAACGGTGTCCCAATACTTATTCCCCGTATGCCCGATTTTCGTCATGAGGTCGCTGAACGCATTTGCGTCGTTGTAGGTATTGCGCTGCGCCTCGCGGATAGCGTAGGCGCGTGCCGCATCCAGCCCCTCGCCGCGCTTCACCTGCTCGGCGGTAATGCCGTGCGTTTTGCACCACGATGCCAGCGCGTAGACATAATACTGCTTCTTGAAGACCATGTCCTCCGCCGACAGCGCCCGTCTGTTGAAATCGTAGAGGTGATTCAGCACGCCCTTGTCACCGATTTTCAGCGTGTCCCGGAAGATGTGACGTCCATCGTCGATGTACTTGTTCCCGTTGAATGTGTCACGGTACTTTTCGCCTTCAAACAGCACTTCTTGATACTTTGAAAAATCTGCATCTGCCGCCTTCACGAGGTCGCCATGCCCGACAAGGAACGCCTTGTTCTTCTCAAAGTCCTTGTGCCTTAAGCCATAGAGCGCCTCCATGCCGAGTGCAACCTTGTTTTTCGCCATTACAATCGGCGCAAAGCCCGCGTTGCCGACCACATTTCGGATGTGCGTCGTCAGATTGAACAGCATCGAGAGATACCGCCACGCCGTCCATTTTTCAAGCCAGGTGGACGGAATCTGCCGCCCGATGTCCCGATAAATGTCTTTGAGAATCTTGGTGCGCTGTTCCTCGGTCTCCGCCGCGCGGAACTTTTGCACAAGCTTCTCGTTGATCCTGACCGTCTCGCCGAACAGCTTCTTCGAGATTGCCTCGTTGTACTCTCCCTCGAACGCGCCGAGGTTGGCGTACTCGCGGAAGCGTTCCTCCGCCGTCTTGCGCACCGAGCGCGGTTTGTCCTTCAGCGTAGCTTCCAGCGCCGCGCGGGACTTTTCCTCGGTCATCTTGGTGAAGTTCTGCCGGATAGTTTCGGCAGCCTCACCGGCGGCATCGGCGGAAATGCCGAGATTTTCGATCAGGTAGCTTTGGATGCGCCGCAGCACGGATGTGCGCTCAAGCGTGTCGCTGCGGATGATCTCGCCGATGGTCGTACCCGCCTCGCGCACTGCACGGCGGATCTCATTCTCCACCATCTGCGGCGTCGCTTTCTCTGCGGCGGTCTCGCGCACATAGCGCAGGATCGCGTCCCGCAGTACAACTGCGTCGTCCCCCACCGCCTGCACGGTCTGATTCAGGCGGTTGTAGATGTCCAGCGCGACCCCGTCTGCATCGCCGAGCGTTGCCCGCAGCGCCGTCTGCCGGATGCTGCTGTCCTCGCTGATTGCAGCTTTGGCGATCGCACTCAGCATCACGCTGCTGTCCGCCACATTGTTTGACAGCGTGCCGACGAGAAATGCGTCAAACTGTGCCAGCGCATCCGGGTTGTCCGCATACTTTTCGCGGATGGACGCCTTCGCGCGTTCCCACGCCTTTTCGTAGTTGTCCTTGTTCGCAAAGTAGTCGGAAAGGCGCTCCGCCGCCGTCTTGTTCTTGCGCTCACCGGCAGCGCGCGGCAGATAATCCTCAGCAAATTGCAGGATGTCGCTCTTGATGTTCTGCGAGACCAGCCGTTCCGCCTTGGTCTTCGGGCTGAGGCGCGCCGCAATGCCGTCGCCCACCAGGTTGCCGATGGCGTCCACCCATTCTTCAACCGGCAGTCCCTGTCCCATTTGCACAATCGACCGCGCCATTTCCTCCGCCGCGTCCTCGCGACCGTTCCACATGGCGTCATCCACCGTCGCACGCGCACGGTCAAGCTGCCGTTTCTTGTGTGTGCCGATGCTCTCATTGATGCGGTTGATCGTCCGCTGCACAGTGTAGAGCTGTCCGTCCGGCGACATCTTTTTGAGCAGACGCATGGCAGCAAGGGTCTGCCCAGAACTACGCGCCGTCGAAACGATGTCCGCCAGAATCTCCATTGCCTGCCGCGTGCCTTCTTCCGTGCCTGCATTGGCAGCCTGATTGTACAGCTCAAAGCCGAGCGTGATCTGATCCTTGGAGACATTGCCGCGCCTTGCCGCACTGCGGAAGTCATCATAGGCTACCTGATACCCACGGCGGATCTTGCTCTTTGCCCGCGCCAGCGATGCCTTGTCCGTGATCGTCTCATAGGAGAAGTCGCCGCTCTCGATCGCATCCTCAATCGTCGGCACCATGCCGTCCGGGGTCACACGCGCTTCCAGCACCGTGCGTACCGCCTCCGAGACGTTGCGCCCTTCGTCGGTGCGCTTCGGCACGGAAAGCGTGCGCGACGGCTTTTCACCGGGCTTGATCGCGCCGTACTGCGCCACAAGCTCCTTCACCGTCTTTCGGTCGGAGGTGTTCGTCTGATACAGCGCATCCGCCATCGCCGCCGCAACCTGCGTCTTTGACATGCCCTCCGGCAGCTTGACCATTTCGGCAGCCTCTATCAGCTTCTTCGCCGCCGTGCGGCTCTTGGCGTCCTTGGTTGCCTCGTTGGCGATACGCCGCTCGAGATACGCCGCCCGCATCGCAACCGCCGCATCGGTCGTCGCTTTGACCAACTCTGCTGTCGTCGCATCCTTGGCAAGCCCGATCTCGGCAAACGAACGTGCCACCTCGCCCACCGTCTTCATGTCCGGCAGAAACTCACGCTTGACGGCGCGCGCCTCTTTTTCGTTGCGCCGCAGCACCTCGGAGACGCTCGTCTGCCGCCCGCGCGCGGCGTTCAGCCGCCGCTCGAAGTCGATGTCGATTGCGTCCGTCGAGGAGACGGAATAGCGGATGTCGGGATCTGCTTCAGTATCATCTCCGTACTTCGCAAGAAATTCTTCGTTGGACGACGCCTGCGTGTATACAATTTCCGCCGGAATATTCCGCCGAATCAAGTCCTTGTCAAACACGATCGCGCCGTCGCTCGTCTTCACACCACCGATTTTGTTCGGCTCTGCCACATGGTTATAGAACCACTCTGTCAGTTCTTCATTGTCCCATGCATATGCACTATCTACAATATCCGACGGATTGAACATGTCCGCAAAGTCTTCGTCGCTCAATTCGGCATAGTCTTCCAAAATCCATGGCGTGTATTCGTCCGTCTCATGCCGTGCTTCTGCGATTTTTTCAGACAGTTCCCAAACCGGAACAAGGTCATCCTCTCGCACGGAGAAAGCGCGTGGCTTATCTCCGCCGTAGGCGTCGCCGTTTTGTTCGTGGTCATCCGCAAACATAGCATATCCGGCGCGAGACATCGGGTCGTCGCTTGCGTAAAATCTGTAGGAAAGCCCCTGCTGCTTTTCAAGCAGATCGTTTGCTTCGAGCCATGTCATTTTTTCTTTTGTTTTGTCAATGTTCGCGTCGTCCAGTTTCATGATGCCTTCGCTGTCCGTGCTCGGCGTAGCAATGGAATCCTTGACCTCGCCAACAGAAAAAGCAGATTCGGCTGAATCTGCTTTTACTTTGTTCTGTTTCTCCGAGGCCTCGGAAATTGCTTTTGAATTCGATCCGCCTCGTCGATCAGATCGTATTCGTCCGCTTCCGGATTCTTGTCCATGTACTTCAACAGTTCTGCCGATCTTTCGTCCGTTATCACTCGAAAGGCTATGTTTTGAGCTGACGCCGGGTCGAAATTCTTTGCTTTCAGCCGTTTGATCATTTCCTCGAACGGTTGTTGCGTACCCATTTGAAGAAAACTCCTTTCTGATTGTCTTGATTCTGTCTGCATCGTCTTCAAGAAACAGTTCTTCGGTTACCGTTACCGAATGATCTGCATTGAATTCAAATGTATAAAAGCAGACATCCGTATACACCCAACCGCGCTTACCGTCCTTGTGCATCCACCCGTTGCCGCTCTTGACATTGTGCGCAATTTTCGTCTTGTCACGGCCGCTCAGATACACATCCCCGCTCTCGCGGACTTCACCTGTGAAATAGCGGATTAGTTTTGCATTGTTCTGCGCGATGCTGTTTTTGATACCATTATAGCCCGCATCTGCGGAATTTGCAACCCCTTTTGCACGATTCACAGCCTCGGCTACAGCTGCATCCGCATTTTTGCGGCTCTCGCTGTATGCTTTGTTCCACATTGCGGAAGCGCGGTCAATCTCGCTTGTCCGGATGCCCAGCTTCTCGCGAATCCATGCAAACGCGCGGCGGATCGCCTCTGCAACCTTTGTGTGATGCTTCGTGACCACTCGTGCCGTCTTCATATCCGAGAAAAGCGCACGCATCGCATAGTTGGCAACGACTTCGTCGGTTGCGGACTGCTTGTCAAGGCGAAGGCTCTGCATATACTCGGAAACAAGATCAAGCCCGATTTTGTTCCCCTGTTCGCTTTTCTGCTGCAAGGCAAACGTCTCAAATGCCTTGTACTGCGTCGGCGACTGCTTTTGCAGGATGTGCGTCAGCTCATGCCCGAGGATGATGCGCGCCGCCGCATCGCCGCCGACCAGCGTCTTGCCGCCGATTTCCTTCACTTTGGCATCCTCGTAGATGTGAATTCCGCTGTAGCTGTTGGCATAGCCGCGCCGTACACCGCCGTTTTTCACGCTGCCCTTGCCGCCGTAGGTGATGGACAACCCGAGGTCTTTTGCAGTCCTCGAGAAGAATGCCGTCGTCTCTTTGCTGAGCGCAGCGCCGCCAACCGTATGGAACGTGCCGATGTCTTTTTTCGCATCCACACCCATCTGATAGGCAGCCACAAGCGCCGCATTGGACAGGCGCTTGCTGTCCGACCGTGCCTTGCCGCTGTACCCCTCAAAATACGCCCGATAGAAAGCAGCATCCGCGCCGTCGCTGTACCCGTTCGATGCGCGCACACTTTTCAACAGCTGCTGCGCCTCGTAGGAAATGCTGCGGTAGTCGTCGCCGCTCACATCGCGTACAGCGGCGGAAATTTCGTCCACGCTCGTGTTTTCCGTGATGTCCGTATCGAAATACTCGGAGAACAGTGCGCGCCCCTCCGGCGAGTTTCTGACCGTCTCCGCGTCCCTCTCTGAGAATTTCCCGATTTGCATCTGATAGAGCGCAACCGCAACCGCATCTCCATTCGCCGCATCGCCAAGCTGCGCCTTGACATCGTCCGCCGTGCGCGCTTCCGTGCCGGAGACGCCGAAGCCGCGCATCAGCTCGCCTTCTTGCAATGTTTTTGTATAGTCGGCAATATCGCCGAAGTTGATGCTCTCGCGGTTTTCAATTTTCTGTTTCAGCGTCTCCCGCGCCTTGACAACATCTTCGCGCTGTATGCCGGATGTGTTCTCGATAAGGGTAGCCGAGACATCGCGCATCTTTTGCGCGCTGAATGCCTCTCTGCTGGACATGCGCGCGTCATAGATGTCTGCGGGCAGATTCAGAATACCGGAGTTTGCCGCCATCAGCGCACCGACAATGCCGCTGAATAGTGCTTCTTCCGTGAACGGTTTGAATTCGTTGTGCTCGCCGAGGCAGATGTTGCGGAATACGGGGTCGAGGATTTCCTGCAGGTATTCATCCGTGAACTCACCGGCAAGATTGTCGAGCGTGTGCGCAGCAAAGCGCGCCGCCGTCTGCTTCCCGACCGAAATACGTGCGAGAACATCGCCGATCTTTCCGGCAACAGCCTTTGCGCCAGGAATTTTGCCAAGCACATTGGACAAGCCCTTGCCTCCGAGCTGCGCAATGCCGCCGAGCGCGTCTTCAAGAAAAACTTCCGCGGCGCCGTTCAGCGCGCCGTATCGCGTAGCCTGCGCCGCTGTATATCCGGCGCGCAGTGCTTCCTGACGCGCGTTGCCGCCAGCAGAGGCAAAAAACAACGCTTTTCCAGCGGCAGGGTTTGCAATGCCGACCGCCATTGACGGCAGCATGTTCGCGGTACTTGTGATTGCCGAATGAACCGCACGGCTGACATTGCCCTGATCCCGAAGAAACATCGAGTTCTCCATCTGCTCACGGGTATACGGAATCTCGTCATCCGTCAACCAACCGAGAACCCCCTGCCCCGCACTTGTGATGCCGGAATCAATATCATTGAAAAAGCCGTAAAGATGCTGTTCGGCGCCGCTCATTTCCTTTGCGCGCTCGTAATTCCGCACGGCGCTGCGATAGGTCAGCGTCTGGTCTAAGAATTTCAGATATTCCTCGGCTTTGTCGCCGCCCTCGGTGTTCAGAATATAATTGAATATCCGTTTCTCGTCGTCGGACAGCTCTTCAAGGTATTTCTGAAAATATCCGCCCTCGTCGTTATAGAAACGCATCAGATACTTGTCTGCTTCCGCCTCGCCGTTTTCGGCGAGTATTTTTTCATATTCGGTGCGGTATTCCGGCTTAAGATCGTCGATATATCGCTGCTTGTCGCTGTACCAGCCGTCATTGTAGACCGCTTTGTCATAGCGGTCATTTGCCGCCGTGCGCTTCGACTTCTCGTCGAAGTCCGGGCGATTGGGCAGTTCTGCATAGCCGACTGCCTTCTGATACCGTTCGGCTTCTTCAATCTCGCGTTCAAGCTTGTGCTGCTCCGCCGCATTTTCGGTCTTCGCCTTCGTCGTGATCCTGCCGCCGTCTATCACAAGGTCACCCGGAGCGGTTATGTACCGGGAAACAGCGCCGCCGCCCTGCTTTTTCAGCTCTTCCAACCGCGCTTTTGCCGCATCCACATCATAGGACATCATGTCGATATGATGCTTTTTCCCCTGTTTTTCGTCAAGCAATTTTGTGCCGTTCTGCCTGTCCGTGATCCACAGCTTTGCGGTTTCTTCCGGTCGCAGCGGCACGTTTCTCGCCTGTGTGCGGGCAATATCTTCCCGCTCGGCTTTTTTTGCAGCCTTTTCCGAGAGTGACGCTGCGCGCGCAGCTCTCCCCGCCTCGCTCGTCTCAAAAAGCATCTGCGACGCCTTTTCTGCATCAAACGGGCGGACGACCGCATCCGCATTTTTGTTTTTCTGCGCCGCATAAGCGCGAACGCCGGTCAGCGCAGGGCGCTCGGCGGCAGCCGGGCGCGTTTCGCTCAGGTTCGGGCTGGCATATGCCGCCTGCGTTTTTTCCTTGCGCTGCTTTGCAAAATCTCTTACGCCCATGCTTCCTCCGTTACTTCTCTTTTGCTTCTTTCACCATATTTTTCAAATTGCCGAAAAATTCGTTCATAAACGCGGTTTTTGCCGATGACTGCCGCAGCGCGCCGTCTGCAAGGTCGTCGATGTAATCCGCATAGGAATCGTATTGCTTGCCGCCCGCCTTACAGTCCTGCGCATAAAACTGTTCTTTGCCCACGACACCGTCTGTGGAGATTCCGCTTTCCTTGAGGTAGGCGAAGGCATCTTCTTCCGAAATGTCCATCACGCCGCGGGGCGACATTATTTCCCGGTACTGTTTGACAAGCCCGTTTGCCGAATCGAACCCGAACGCCTTGTAATTCTTTGCGATATATTCCTCCGGCGTCGTGCCGCTGTTCGGTCTTTCGCTTGCCTCATATGCCGCGTAAAACAGCCCATCGGCATCTCCTGCCGCGTCCGCCTGATCGTCTGCGGCGGTCTTGCTGCTTCCGGATTGGCTGCCGGAATAGGTCGAGGCGTTCTTCCTTCGGATGTTTTCCAGCACATACGCCCGCGCAGCGGAGACCTCCGCATCCGTGTAGCCGGAGGCGGCAAGCAGCTCGTGCGGCAGCTTTGACGGGTCTCCGCCGTTTGAAATAAAGGCGTCCACGCGGTCACGCGCATCTGCGGATGTGTCCTTGCTGCGGCTATCCTGCGCCGACCGATATATTGCCGCAATCTCTGCGTCGGTATAGCCGGAGGCAACTTTCACCTCTTCGGGCAAATCCGCCATGTCGCCGCCCTCCTCAAAATAGGTACGCAGCCGCGCCTGCGCGGTCGCCTTCGCAGTTTCGGCGCGGTTGTATTCGGTATTCTCGCGTTCCAGCGCACGGTTGTATGCCGTGTCTTCCAGTCCGATCAACGTGTTCAGCCTCTGATAACGGTCGTTCTGCTCGTCCTGAAAGCGCGAATAGGCGCGGTCTTCGAGATTGCCCGCCGCCTCGTCCATATAGTCGTTGTAGACCTGCTGCCCGACGGCAGCACCGTAGGAATTGCCGAATCCGCCGGTCAGCGCCGCACTTTCCGCCATCTGATTTTTCATCGCGTCGCCGGCATATTCCTCGGCGAGCGCATAACGCGGATCGTTCTTTGCGGAATAGGTAAACTTTGCGCCTGCAATATCGGCAAGCAGCGCATTGATTACCCCTTGATAGCCGTTTGCATCGCCCTTTCCGTAGGCTTTGTCAAAATTCGCAATCGTTTGGAGATTTCGCTGTGTCGCATCTGCACGTTCCGGCGGCTCGGCAATCGCCCTGTTTTTTGTTACCTTGCTGCCGTCCGCATTGCGCGAATATCCGTATGCCGCGCTGAGTTTGTAAGCCTCGGCTTTCCAACCGGCGCGGTCTTCGTCATTGTCCGCGCGCAGGTAATTCGCCTTGATCCGTGCAAGATCATCACCGTATCCCGGATGCGCATCCGCAATCCGGTTGTCCGTATCCGAGAAACTCTCACGCGCCGCGCGATCCACGCTGTCGCTTTTTTTGAATCGGTCTTCAGGTCTCGCTGCCATCGTCGTCCTCCTTTGCATCCGCAAACGCTCGCTCGATTGCGTCCACCAGCTGTACAAGATACCGTTTTACATCCTGCATACTGCTGTTTCCGTTGATATTCACGGTTGGTAATTTGATATACATGCTATCTCCTTTCGGGCGTGTCACTGACCGTCTCGGTCTCATACGATAGCGAATAGATCCGGACAGCGCCGTGCCCGCTGATTTTCACGCGCATGTGATCACAGCGCGGCGTCACCACGGGAAAAACCACTGTGCCGAACCCGTCAAAAGTAAAATCCGCCGAGATTGGCTCGCTGCCGTCTGGTATCATGCTGACGGTCATATCCGCGCCGAAACCCCCGCTTGCGCAGATCAACACACGCTTATAGTATTTCTGATACGGCGAATCAAGCCCGAGGTCGCCGCTCTCACAGCTCCACGCAAATGTGCCCTCCGGCTCCGCTGCCGCGAATATCGTGCCGACTTCGCCCGCAAGGCAGACAATATCCTGATCAACTGCCGCATAGAGCGAACCGCCGTATCGTGTGAAAAAGCGGATGTTTTGCCTGTCTTCCTTATGCCACAAACCCGTGTATGTATCGTAAACATACAAGACACCGTCGAGCGCCACATAATACTTGCCGTAGATGCTGCCTGCAACGGCGGTTTCCGCCCGCTGCGCGTCGCCCAGCTTGTCCGAGATGCGCGTCGGCAGCGACCCGTCATAGGTATAGATGCCGTCACGCGATTTGTAGTACAGGACGCCGTCAATGATCTGCATCGACTTTTCGCAGCCGGACTGCAAGCCGACATCCGCGATTTCAGCAATCTGAAAATTTGCGGGCTTCGTGCCGCTCACGCGAAGCATCTTGTCCTCTTTGAAAAACAAGACACGACCGCCGAGCGCAATGCCCCCCGTCCATTTGCCATATGCGCCGACCGATGCCGACCATGCGGCATCTGCCGTCGTGCCGGTCGTGAAATTTTTGAAGTCGCCGAGTTTGGAGCAGTAGATCTCATTGACAGCTGCCGTTGAGCCCGCCTGCATGCCGTAGCGGCAGCCCCACAGGCGGTTGTCCAGCACGCAGACATGATCCAGCCGCGGCAGGTTGCTCTTCGTCCAGTTGTAGGCGCAGGCAAGTGCTCCTGTGGACGTGTTTCCGATTGACGAAAACACCGAAGACAGGTCGCCGGGCTCTGCCAGATACAGCATGCCGTCTGTGATCTTGATCGGCGTATCGCCGTTCCATAGATAGCCCGTTTCTCCGGTCAGCTCCGGCGCGGTCACGGCTTCAACGGGCAGCGTCTCCCACACAATGTTCTCGAGTTTATACGTTCTGAAGCCCATATCGGTTTCGGAGAAATGGACGGTCGTCGCGGATGAAATATACTCTATCGTGCCGTTTTGTATCCGGATGCGCAGGAATTTTGTAAAGCTGTCCTCCGTGGCGGCTTCGCCATCCGTATAGGGCGTTGGTCCGTAGACGCTGTCTTTGGCTGTTCTGCACAGTGCGGATTTCAGCGTGAATCCGCCCCGACCCATAATATAATTCACGGAGATGTATACATTCCCGTTGGCATCCGTTGAGATTCTGCTGTCTGATGCCTTATACTTAAAATTTTTTGTCAGGATCGTTTCGCTGCCGCTCACGGTCTCTGCCGTCTCCATCGCGCCGCTCTCGCCGGTGACCGTGTTGTAATACTTCTGATCCGGGTAAATGAGAATATTCGCCCCGAAGGCAACCAGACGCTTCTCACCGTCGATCAGAGAAAGCCACTCGATCTTCTGACCGAGATAGTAAAAGTCCGTGCCCCATACGGCACAGAAGCCGACATCTCCGAGAATGCCGTTCAGGCTCTTGTATACCGTCGTTTCTACAGTCTGTTCGGTCTTTGTCTCTGTCAGCTGCCGCTGCGCCACCGTGCGCGCTGCGCGCGGCGCAAGCAGCGGATATGCATCTGCCGACATGTTCTGCATGTCTGCAAATTCTCCGTCGCCGATGCGCGCGCGCCGGTTGATGCCGCCGAAGGACGAAATCACCGTGCGGGACACATTGCCGCTATTAAAATATGCCGTATACATGCTGATACCTCGTGTTGTCCGTCTTTTTTGCAAATGTGCGGTTGTAGTATGCCGCCAGTTCGTCGCAGGCGTCGCGGAAGTTTGCAAGCGCGTTGTTGTACCGCTCCGTGTCCTCATTCCGCTCCGCGCATTTCAGCTTGAGATAATAGGTGTATACCTCGTCGTATGGCTCTGCGGCGATATATTCCGGCGCAGGCGCAACCGTATACACCGTCAGCAGCTTGTCCTCGAGCTGCCCCTCAAATCGCATGAGCCATGCCTGTTTTTGCTCAAACGGAATCTGATTCGGGTACAGCGCGTCATAGTCCGCAATAATTTTTTCAAACATATCGTCTCTCCTTGTATGGTACGCGGGTGCGGGTATGCCCCGCAAACATCGGCGCATCGGCGCCCTCTCCCCGCGCATATGGACGGCGACGCCGTCCGATGGTTTTACAGGGCACCGCACTTTGCCGTCCTGTTGACCAGTTCCTCGATCATGCGGTTCGTAGCCTTGCGCAGCGTCCCGCTGGCTTTGAGTGCAAAATATTCATTTTCCGCGACCTCGACATCTTCCTCTGTCGGGACAGTCGCGGGCGGATTGTCGTCAATTTGCAAAAAGCGCTCGCGATCTTCGTCGTAGCGCTTTGCAATGTTGACGACATAGGTCTTTTCGCCTCTTTCGCGTGCCAGTATGGCAGCAGGCGTCACAAAGGATTCGGCGGACGCCTCCGCCGTTGCGATTTCTTCAAATGACTTGTTGCTTGTTCTTGCCATAATAACCTCCTAAAAATAGATGGGGAGAGCCGAAGCCCTCCCCGCCTGTTCAGTTGTTTGCCGTGATTAGCGACGCCTGCGATGCAGACGAATAGATCTTGACCATGTACTTGTCCACGAGGATTTCCGCAGCCTTGGTCTGCTTCCAGCCAACGGTGGAATACTGGTTCAGCGGGCCGCCGATTTCGCCCTTGCCGTGCGTAATCAGCTCTGCGCCGCCGCCCGTGATCTCGGTCGTGCCGTATGCATCATTGCCGATTACGATCGTCGCGAAGACAACCGTACCGTCCTTTGCGCCGCTAAGACCGCCCGCGCCGGATGCGTTTGCCTTATAGCACTTTGCGTTGGTCGTCGTCACCACACGCACCTTGCCGATCTTGCCGATCTCGCCGTTGATGATGTTCTCGGTATTTGCATACTTCATCACATCGACCCATGCAGTCGTGCCGGACAGCTTGGACATCAAGTCCTTTGCCACCAGCGGGTGCATGATCGCAACGTAGAAGCCGTCAATCGTCGGCGCATCGTTGCTTTCCAGGCGTGCGGCAGCCTTGAACAGATCGTCCAGCTGCATTGTGTCAGTCGGTTCAATGGCTGCAAGACCGGTGCAGTTGTTTGCACAGAACGAGTTTGTCGCCTCGTGCATGCGGTTACGCGTGATCTTGTCGGACACGCCCGCCATCTGCGCCGCGCAGGACTGCGTTGCAATGCGCATGATCGGGTCTTTCGACGTCAGCTCCAGCATGTCGGTGAACTTGATGAAGTTACCGTACTGCTTGACCTTGGCGGTGATCGCCGTAATCTTCATCTGCTGACCGTCGCCGGGTGTCCCCTCTGTCAGGATATTGTCGGCAGGGTCGGTCGAAAGCCCGTCAACTTTGCGCCATTCAACCGTCTTGCCGTTACCGGACGGGATGCTGACCTTCTGTGCAAACAGGTCGTGCACCAGCTTGGGTTCGGCGAGGCGGATCAGCGCGGTGTTCCAGAAGGTCGCGTCGTATTCGGTTGCAAGCGGGTTCGTGCCGCTCGACGGGTCAACCGTCGAGTTGACAACTTCGGCAAACATCTGCAGATTCACAAACATCTGCAGCATCTTGAAAATTTTCTTCATGTTTTTTCTCCTTTTGATCGGAGCGCGTGTCAGCTGTTCCAGAGCTTCATAAAATCAGCTCTGGGCATCTTCGAGTAGTCTACCTTCGCTGGCGTGGGCGTCGCCGAGGATGCCGCAGCTTCTGCGGGACGAGAGCCCTTTGCCGCAACGGATGCAAGCGTTGCATTCTTCGCGTCGCTCGCGGTCTGCGCCATCAGTTCGGCGTGATGTACCGCAAAGTACGCGTCTTCCAGCTTGGCGCCGGATTTGACAAGCAGACGGAAGGTCTGATCTTCCAGCTCACGATCGAGCCGGAAATCCGGGAACTGCTTCCGCATGGCTGCCTCCTGCCGCACAAGCGAATCGTAGAATCGTCTTGCCTCCGCGTCCTGCGCCTTTTGCGCATTTTCCCGCTTTTCGCGCTCCTCGTATTCTTTCAGTTTGCGGGACATGCGGTCTTCTTTGGCGAGGTCTTCTGCCGATCTTCCGGTCTCTGCCGACTTCTCGGCAAATCGCCGCGCATCGCTGAGATACGCATCTTCCAGCGCATCAACGTCCGCAGCGTCCACCTTGTAGTCCCCCGCAACCGTCTGCGCAAAGCGCTCAAGGCGTGCGGCTTTCTTCTCGGTGGCTTTGAAACCCTTGTAACGCTGATCGAAGCTTGCCTGTGCCTTTCGCGCGAAGGCATCGGCATACTTGCCGCCCTTGGCGACCAGTGCCTCAAATTCTGCGTCAATGTCCTGCCCGGCGGCGGCAGGTGTGGATGCGCCCGTTGTACCCTCGGCGGCAGGTGCTGCGCCCGACCCGTCTGCGCCCTCGGCAAAGAGTTGCAGAAGGGTATACTTTGTCTGTGCCATAAAATCCTCCTTGCGCGGTCTGTTCCCGTGCGTCAGCCTTGCGGCAAAATATGATAAAGCGCGCATTGCGCCTTATACCATTGTGATCCCGACATTTGCGGGGTAGCTGTCGGCGAGGATGTCAAATCCCCGCATCACCGTCTGTATGACGGGACGTGTCGCTTTGGTCTCCCGACAGGCAATGTGCGCCTTGCCGCTGGTCAGCGTGGCGTCAAGCCCTGGCGCGCCGACATGCGCCAGCGCGGATGCCAGCGTCAGCGTCAGTGTCGATACGCCGGCGCAGATCACGTCCTCGCCCTTTGCGCCGCCGTGTGCGTGCCCGGTGATGTCAAAGGCGATATGCCGCCCTCTCCGTGTCACTTTGATTTCAACCATATCAGACCTCCGTTGTCTCGGCAATTCGCGCGGCAGCTGACTTGTTCTGACCGCCTCCGGCTGCCTCCATCACATCCGGCGATTCTTCCGCCGCTGCCTGCGTGCCGCCCTGCGGCATCACCGGCTCGGCGTCCACGCCATACGACTGCGCCAGCTGCTGCGTCAGATTCGTGCCCTTTGCGTCGTCCACGACAGCCGCAAGCCGCAGCGCCGTCTGCTTCAGCTCGATGTTCTCGGTGTACAGGGTGCCGTTCTGTTCGATGCGCTGCTTCAGCTGATCCTTGCCCTCAAACTCCATGCCTTCAAGGCAAGCCAGCGCCACCGTCGCATTCTGCGGTGCGAAGAATCCCATCGAGAAGAATTCCTTCATGAGCTCATTCTGCGTCACCCTTGCAAACGGCGATTGCTTGTGCGCCCGGACTTTGATGTCAAATACCGGCTCTTTCTCGCCGATATCCACGCCGCCGACCTGTGTCTGCCCACGCAGCATACGGTTGTCAAACGGCACAAACTGTGTCGTGCCGTCGTCGCCCGTGATGCGGTAAATCCGCGCGTCAGCGTAAAACTGCCGCACAAGCTCAAGACACATCGTCACAACCTTGCGGTATGCCTCGTAGGAGCCGCGGATCGTCATGCGGGATTGCTTGTTGCCCGCCTCGACCAGCGCCGAGATTGCCGTGCCGGAGGTTACGCCGCCGGATGTGCCGCCCTGTGCAAAATCGCGGTTGGCGGTCGTCTCCTTGAGCGTTGCCTCCAGCTCCTGCAGCACCGTGATGTAGTTGCCGCCGAGCACAGGCTCTGTCAGATCCACAAACGCCTCGCGCGGGTCGCCCGAGCCGGACATGGTGACCACTTCTTTTGAAATGTCCGCAAGGTCTGCGACATTGACGTTTGAACCCTCGCGCACGATGCGTCGCCGGGTCGCCCCGACAATCGAGTTGCGCACAATCGCATTCTGCAGTTTGTCAATCTGCATCTGCTGTGCCTTGCCGACCGATATGTAGCCATAGCCGCACGGTGTGCCCGACAGCGGAAACATTGTGTCCGGCACAAACGGATACATGCCGTGGTCATACCAGCCGCGCACCGCATAATCCGGGTCGTTCTCGGACGCAAACAGCACCTCGCCCGCGCAGATTTTGACATAGTGCACAATGGTCTTTGTTCCGATGCGCCGCTTATAGTACCAGTCGATCACCGGCGTGCGGCGGCTTGCGTCCGGCTCGTCCTCGTAGACGCGCGCAGCGACGACCACATCCTTGCCGCCGAGCTTGCCTTCCAACTGTGGATAGGCAGCAAGGATCGTTTCGTTCGGCTGCTCCGCCACATAAAACAGGTTCGGGCTGTCCTGTATATCCGTCACGCCGGGCTCCCAGTACAGCCCCAGCACCGACACGGACTTGATGCTGATGTCGCCGAGACCGCCAAGCTTTGCCGCGTCCCACACAACCGCATAGCAGCCCGTGCCGGTCGTAATCTTGTTCCGCGCCACATCGCAGTAGGCGTTCTCGATGCCGTTCTGCTCCAGCACACACGGCATCACGCTGGTCAATACCTTCGCCGCCTCGGCGTCGTCCGCAGAACGCGGCAGGAAGGAGCAGTCTGGGATGTTGTCGTAGACATCCGCGACCTTGTTTTCGACCGCATTGAACAGCTGCGCGCCTGCCGGTGTCTCTTTGTCCGTGCCCTCTCCGCAGTCGCGCCAGTGGCGGCGTCTCCACCACCTGTCTTCGTTGATGATGCGGGCTTCAAGGTTGGCTTTGCCATCTTTGTAGCGGCGCAGGATGCCCAGCGCCTCCGCGACCTCGCGTGCAGCGATATTCTGCTGCCCCATCTCGGCTTGTTCGCGCATTGTTTCTTTGATTGTATCGTCCATGTGTCACCTCAAAAATAAGAGATCCGCTCGGCTTTCGGTTTTGCCAGCGGATCTAAGATCGGATAATTCTGTTGTATTTCGCGGCTCGGCGCCAGCGGAGACATCATGCAAAAGTACCGCAGCGCATCCGCGATGTGGTCTTCCTCCGTCGTGTCCAGGTCTTCCGGGTCGCGCGCCGAGTATTGCAAGATCGGCAGCGTCCGCAGCGTATTTTTGCAGGTCGAAAAGATGTACAGCATCGGTCTGCCGTCCTCGCCGAATTGCAGCCTGCGCCGCACCTGCATCCATCCGGCAATGCGCGTATGGTCTGCGCGGTCAAAATATACCTGATGCCGGTCGGCAGCCGCAACGATCGGCTCGCCGCCGTTTTCCGCCCAGATTGCAGGGTCGGCAACGCCGGTGATCTGCCGCCCGGGGAATCGCTCACTCTCGCGCCGGTGAATCTCGGCAAATACCTGATCTGCCGACCATTTCAGCCCCGTGTCCGGGATCATTGTGCCGCCGCGCGCAGCGCATGTGTACAATTCGTCCGCCAGATACGCGCGCCCGTCGTAGTCAACAGCCCACCACAGGCAGGCGGAGGGCTTGGAATAGCCCCAGTCAAACGACCGATAGATGCGCCAGCTGTAGGGGATGTCGAACGGCTCGACCACATGCGTCATCGTCGCATCGGCAAGCGGCTTTGCAAACAGCCGCAGCTCCGCGAAGAATGCGCCGTCGAAAACGTTCCAGTCGCCGTCCAGATGTGCACGCCGCAGGTTCTCCGGCAGCGCCTCCAGCTGCTTGATATATCCGGGGTTGCGTTCCATCAGAACTGCATTGTCGCGCACCGTCGCAGGAATGTACAGATAGTCATCCGGGTCTTCACCCTCGACGAATTGCCGGTCTATAAACAGGCGCTTGAAATAAGCATGGCTCACGCCGCCCGGATTGCAGGTGTAATAGATGCGCGGGCGAAAGTCCGCCCGCGTTGTGCGTAGCGCCGTTGCAATGAATGTGATCCAGCTCTCTTCAAAGTTGGTCGCCTCCTCGAATATGATAAAATCATACTCTGCACCCTGGTATTGCAGCTTATCGCTGTCGCACGCACAGTACCCGAGCTGCAAGCGGCTGCCGTTCGGGTACAGAAACGCCTTCTCGCTCTCTTTCCACCGCGCATAGCCGTTCAATTCCGCCTGTAAAGGCAGGATGTGATTGACCTGCAATTCGCGATAAGTGCGCCGAAGCAGCAGCCCTTTCAGGTTGGCATAGTTGATGCACAGCAAATTTGCCTTGCGCCGTGCCGCCCATGACTTGCCGCCGCCGCGCGCACCGCCGTACATTGTGTGCAGCGCCTCTGAAGCAAAAAACGCCCGCTGACGGGCGTTCGGCCGTTCCGTGCGCAGATGCTCCCAAAGCAATGCTTCATGCGCTGCACGGCCTATTTTGCCCATTCTGCAAGTTCTCCCTCAAGTTTGATTGTCATCCCGCTCGGAATCAGAACACCCTCTCCCGAAGTAAACATGCCGATATGCTTGCCGCAGAGTTCAAGCGCCTTGATTTTGTCTGCCATACGGATCTCCCTCTCGACCGTTTCCTCCGTCCCGTCGCGCGAGTGCAGCGTTTTCACCTTGATTGTTGCAATAGCCGCGGTATCCTCGCGAGACACGCCGTCCCGCATCGCACCGCGATCATCAATCAGATCCATCGTGTTTGCAAATGCCACCTTTGCCAATTCTTCAAGCACCCGGTCGGCAGTCACGCCTGTGCGGCGGGAGCGCTCCGCCATGCGGCGGCGAATACAGGCCGCCACCTGCGGGTTCTGCATGTTGTTGCTGCCGCTGTCCGCCGCCGAGGACGGTGCATAGCCCGCACGGATCGCCGCCTGTGTCGCGTTAAGGTCGATCAGGTACTCTTCGCAGAAGCGTTTCTGCTTCGCCGTCATCCTTTTCGCCCTCCGTTTTACTCTCTACACAAGATGGGAACAGGCAAAGATACCTGTTCCCATCTATGCGAGTCGCCCATACGCAGCTTGCGCATGGCGTTTTGCTATACTCTTTCATGATTTCATTGTATCACGCGCACCCCGAACAAAACGAACAACTTTTTTCTCCATCGAATCGTGCGTATTCTCTCATAAAAACGCGCGCGTGTGCGCGCATCTAACGCGCGCGGCTATCGGATTTTATCGGATTTTTTGGTTTTTTCTCAACATATCGTTTACACGCCATTCTGACGCCGTCTGATGTATTCCCGCCTCCGATAGTCAGCGCAACTTTTGTCCATGAATATCCGTCGATGTACTTCAATTCCAGCATACGCTGCACATGTGGGTCGGCCACGCCTTCTATATAGGCGCACAGCTTTTTATACGCGGCGCGTTTTCTCCGTTTCAGCGCTCGAAGCCTACGTTTTTCATCCGCAATCGCGGCCGCGCCATCTCCCACTTTATCTGCTATCCCATTTCCCCGCGGCATCCCGGTTACGGTTTGCACGGTCGATGATGCCTTGGCGGTCAGTTGTGCGATCCGCCGTTTTGTTTCTTCGATCTGCTTCATGGTGTCATTGATTCCATTCAAATCTTTCAGCGTCATGCCCTGTCCTCCTTCAAATATGCCTCAATCAACCGTATCGCCGCATCTGCGCCGTAACACACACGGCAAAGATACCCCTCTCCTTCAAGCGCCTTTATCCATTCGGTTTGCTTACCAGATACCTTGCCGCCCTTCGCTTTCATTTCGATGTACAGCCCATGATATCCACGTCGCGCCGCCGGAAGACACAAATCCGGCACGCCCGCTTTTACGCCCTCGCTTTTGAATCTGCCCGCCTCTGCGCGACTGCGGCTCCCGCCGTTTGGGATGTGATAGAGCAGCTTCAGACACGGATAGCGCGCGCTTGCCCATGTCGCCCATTCAATCACCGCCTGCTGCTCTGCGCTTTCGCTTATTCTCTCCGTCTTCGTGTACTGCAATTAAATCGCATCTCCTTCCTGCACAAAAAGACCGTCACAAACGTGCCGGACATCGGCGGCGCGCCCGGGTCGGCCGCGTCGAAACTGTCAATCTGCGTCTTGTAAATGTCGTAGTCCGGGTAGCGTTCGGCAAGGTCCGTGAGATCTCCCGTCTCGACGATGCGGTCTACCGCCGCGCGTGAGATCGCGCCGATGCTTTCGTGCACCTGCGGCTCGACCAGGTTACGGCTGCGGCTGTACTGCTTGTCCGTCT